TGCCCCCAACTTAATGGATGTAGTATGGCAACTTTTTTAAGTTTAACAAATAGTGTTTTAGCTAGAATGAATGAAGTTCAACTTACGTCATCCAATTTTACAGCAGCTCGTGGCATACAAGTGCAAGCACAAAATGCTGTAAATGAATCTATACGTTTTATAAATCAAAGAGAATTTAATTATCCTTTCAATCACTCTACACACACAGAGACATTAGTTCCTGGCACAGTTAGGTATTCTTTACCTAATGACGCCAAGCATGCAGACTACAATACATTTAGGATTGTAAAGGATTCTACATTAGCATCCTCTGGTAACAACTTAAGTATTATGCAGTATAACGAATACATAGATAAGTATGTAGACCAAGAAGATGAGATAGACACAACAACACTAGATGGCACATTGTCATCATCTGCAACAACAATTACAGTAGCTAGTACATCTGGCTTTGATTCTGCTGGTACTATATTTGTGGAGAATGAGCAGATAACTTATACAGGCACTTCTAGCACTGAATTTACAGGAGCTACTAGAGGTGCAAACAATACAACAGCGGCATCTCACGCTAGTGGCGTACAAGTTGCTCAGTTTACTGCAGGTGGCATACCTACACATGTAGTAAGAACACTAGACAATAACTATTTGTTGTATCCATATCCCAATAAAACATATTCACTGAAGTTTGATTATTTTACTTTTGCATCAGACTTATCAGCAGCTACAGACACACCAACAATACCAGATAGATTTTCTCCTGTTATAACAGACGGAGCAACAGCTTTCGCTTATCAGTACAGAGGAGAAACACAACAGTATCAGCTTAATTTTGCTAGATTTGAACAAGGTATTAAAAATATGCAGAGCTTACTAATTAATAAGTATGAGTACGTTAGGTCAACTGTGGTGTTAAATCCTTCTGTAACCTCTAACTATTTTACTATGGAATCCGTTAGGTAATGCCTGATTTATCACAAACATCTCCTGCAGCGTTTAACTGCGAAGGTGGGTTAGTTTTAAACCGTTCTACATTTATGATGCAACCCGGAGAAGCGTTAGAGTTACAAAACTTCGAGCCTGATATAGAAGGTGGCTATAGAAGAATAAATGGTTTCAGTAAATACGTAGACGCAGTCGTGCCTCAAACTAGCTCTTCTAGTGAAAAAGTTTTGATGGTAGCCACGTTCGGTGATTTAGTTGTAGCTGCTAGAGGAGAAAAAATATTTAGTGCTACCCCCGGAGGCTCTAGTTGGACAGAGCGAGACACGGGCAGAACAAGTGCAGGAAAATATAACTTCGAGCGTTACAACTTTGATGGTAATGATAAACTAATAGTTGTAGATGGGGCAAATGCTCCAACTTTTTTTAATACAGCAATGTCTGCAACAGATGTAAGTGAGAGTTCTGTATCAGGCTCTAAATTTGTGACAGCATTTAGAAGTCACATGTTTTACGCAGGTAAATCTAGTTCTCCACAAACGTTGGTATTTAGTGTACCATTTGATGAAGATGATTTTACAAGTGGTAGCGGTGCAGGAAGTATAAGAGTAGACGACACAATAACAGGGCTAAAGGTTTTCCGTGACAACTTATTCATCTTTTGCGAAAACAGAATATTCAAACTCAGTGGTAGCAGTTCTAGTGATTTTGCTATCTCTGCGGTCACGAGAGACATCGGGTGCATCAACGGCGACACGATACAAGAATTCGCAGGTGACTTAATATTCTTAGGACCTGATGGTTTAAGAACAGTTGCAGGTACAGCAAGAATTGGTGACGTTGAACTTGGCACGATTAGTTCTAATGTGCAGTCCATATTTGACGATAATTTATCGAGTGCCTCTGAGTTTGAAAGTGTTGTCATACCAGATAGAACACAGTACAGAATATTTTTTACGAAAGCAAATACAGCACAAAATAGCACTAAAGGTGTGGCAACAGTTCTTAAGGGTAGAACATTTGAATTTTCAGAGTTACGAGGAATAAAGCCTGCATCAACAGACAGTTTTGTTACAGCAGGAAACGTAATAATTTTACATGGCGACTACTCAAATGGTTATGTTTATAGACAAGAACAGGGTAATACTTTTGATGGCACAGCTATTTTAGCAAAGTACAGAAGTCCTGACATGACATTCGGTGATGCAGGTATAAGAAAACACATGCACAGAGTTATTGTAAACTTTGCACCTGAGTCAACAATAGACGCAGATTTATTTTTAAGATACGATTATGAATCTGCAGACTCAGCAAGACCTGCAGCGTATACACTAGACTCAAGTGATATCGCTGCTGTGTACGGAACTACAACTTATGGTGTTTCATCCGCAACTGTGGGTACTTATGGAGGTGCATCACAACCTCTAGTTAGACAAGCAGTAGAGGGTTCAGGGTTTGCTGTAGCACTAAGAGTAAACGATGGTGGAGAAACAGCACCGTACTCATTAAAAGGATTTCAATTAGAATACCAAACAGGAGCAAGAAGGTAAATGGGAGCTACATATACAAGACAGTCTTCATATTCTGATGGTGACACAATCACAGCCGCCCACACTAATGACGAATTTAATCAATTATTAGCGGCTTTTGCGGCATCCACAGGACACACACATGATGGAACAGCTGCTGAAGGTGGTCCTATTACGAAGCTACTAGGTAACACTCTTACCTTTGGTGCAGGGACAGCGGGCACAGATATTACTATAACATTCGATGGTGAAACATCAGATGGTGTACTTAAGTGGATGGAAGATGAAGACTACTTTGAGTTCTCTGATGATATATTAATAGCATCCACAGAAAAATTACAGTTCCGTGACACAGCTATATACATCAACTCTAGCACAGATGGACAACTTGACCTTGTAGCGGACACAGAAATACAAATAGCAGCAACTACTGTTGATATTAACGGTGCAGTAGATGTGTCTGGCAACCTTACTGTAGGTGGTAACATTGTAATAGGTAGTGCCGATATAAGTGAAACAGAATTAGAAATACTAGATGGGCTTACTGTTACAACAGCGGAGGTAAATATATTAGATGGGAACACCTCTGCTACGTCTACCACAGTCGCAGACGCAGACAGAGTGGTGCTGAACGATAACGGCACTATGGTGCAAGTTGCTGTAACAGACTTGGCTGCATACTTTGATGATGAAATAACAGCCATGCCTAACCTTGTTACAACCGCAGCTACAACTGTTGGTGCGTTAAACTCAGGTAGTATCACTTCTGGTTTTGGCACAATAGATACAGGCTCTTCTACGATAACAACAACAGGGCTTATTACTGGCGGCTCACTTGATATAGACGATGTTGTCATTAATGGTTCTACCATAGGGCATACAGATGATACTGACTTAATCACAGTAGCAAACGGCATTGTCACGGTTGCAGGTGAAATATCTGTGACCACACTAGATATAGGTGGTACGAACGTAACATCTACAGCTACAGAACTGAACTTACTTGATGGTGTATCAGGGTTAGTACAAGCTGACTTTACAAAGTTGGCAGCAGTTGATGCAACAGCAGCTGAGCTCAACATTATGGATGGTGGTACATCTGCCACATCAACAACATTAGCAGATGCTGACAGAGTTGTTGTAAATGATAATGGCACAATGGTGCAAGTTGCCCTGACTGACTTTGAAACATACTTTGAATCAGCCCTAGACACACTCAATAGTGTAACATCTGCCTCATCCCTAGCAACTGTAGGCACACTAAACAGTGGTGCTATATCATCAGGTTTTGGTAATATAGATGTAGGCTCTAGCAATCTAACAGCCACAGGCACAATATCTCTTGGTGCTACTTCCTTCAATGACAACAACATAACCAACGTAGGTGACATTGCTGTTGACTCTATAAGTGCTGATGCAACAGATATAAACATAGCTGTTTCTGATAACTCAGCTACAGCTTTTACAATTAAACAAGGTTCTGACAATTACTTTGTTGTAGATACAGGCAACAGCAGTGAGTCCATAGCGATAGGTACAGGTGTATCAGGAACTGCTATAACATTAGGTCATAGTACATCTGAAGTAACTGTAGCAGATAACCTGACTGTTACTGGTGACTTAACTGTATCAGGAACTACAACCACAGTAAACTCAACCACTGTAAATCTGAATGACCACAACATCGTATTAGACAGTGGCAACAGTACATCTGCTGTCATAAATGGTGCAGGTATAACAATAGAGGGCGGTAGTGGCGATGATGCTACATTTAGCTACAACACCACTGGTCCTAAGTTTGAGTTGAAGCTAGGGTCTAGTCATGAAGATTTACAGGTAGACCAACTTATAGCAGCATCACTTGATATCTCAGGTAATGTAGATGTAGATGGAACGCTAGAAGCTGATGCTATAACAGTGGATGGCACAGCACTTAACACTGTGATTGCAGGTGTAACAGTAGCAAACGCAACTACAGCAGCCGTAGCAACAACTGTAACCATCAGTGACAACGAAAGTACAAACGAAGACAACGCTATTATATTTACATCAGGTGGTGATGTAGACGGCGGTAATATTGGATTAGAATCAGATGGTGATTTAACCTACAATCCAAGCACAGGAAGATTGACAGCGACACAATTATCTGGTACACTACAAACTGCAGCACAAGGTAACATTACATCACTTGGAACACTAACCACCCTTACAGTAGATAACGTAATAATCAATGGGTCAACCATTGGACACACTGGTGATACAGACTTGATGACAGTCGCTAG